GCGCAGAACCCATAGAAGCGTGCTTAGCCAAACGGATCACTCCGTGGTTGGGCACATCAGCCTTCCGTGATCGACACGCGTCAACCGCAAGCAGAAGATGCTTATGGTTGCCGATGAGACCACGTACATGCTGATTCGAGACACGGTCACTAGCTTCGCTCAAATCGAGCGTGGCTAGGGTTCCATCAAAGGAACCTTGGCGAGCCATGAGCTTATTAGGCTCCTGATCGTCAAAGCCAAGGAACGAGCGGAGATTGTCATCTCTCTTCAGTTCCTCAAGGACCACTGGAAGAAGAGCCTGTTGTGCATATTGCATGCACGTTGGCTCAATACCAATAATCCGGGGTGTCTTGAGCGTTTTAGGGACAGAGACCACCCTAACGGGTATCTCTGCTCCAGGTTCGAGGAGGCGGACACCGTCCAGCCGGTCGTAATACGACCAGCTGGGGAGAAGAAACTCACCCGAAGGGAAGATTTCTTCAAGTCGGCTGGTCCAGTAATCCATGCGGTACTTCGCGTTTCCACGAAGCTTATCCGCAGTGGCCCCTGGACCATGTTGTGGTACGAGTGTTCCGTTATAGACCTCACGGTCAACGGAGTTAAACGCTCGCGCATACAACAGAGCTGCAGTCGCTTTGAACTCAGAGAAAAGTTCCTCTGATATAGCGGCATCAGCATTCCGTACCTCCTGCTCACACTCGACATACTTAGCATAGGCAGCCGCCTCGCGCTTGTTAGTGCAAGGCAGTTCCATCTTGGCATACATCAGCGTAAGCTGACGCACGCATTGGATGGTTCCTACGCATGGGTCGTCGAGCAACACACCACTAGTTCGGTCGAACACACGATCAAGGAAACCTCCGAGAAATCGGGGGAGCCCCTGCTTCCGCTGGAATCCAGCAAAAGCATCGTGATCCACGTGCCCGAGGTCCAGACTTCTTTCGAAGTCCTTCCCGAAGGCCGCGAGGGTTATCGTTAAGAACGACACCCCTTCGTGTTCGCACCGGTCCGTGACCGTCTTTAGGTCACGGATGGCGCTAGTACAACACCAGATGGCCGATTCATTGGCCATCTTCTCCCAGAGCGCAATCAGGCTTTTCAGCATACTGCCTCCTAATAGAGGTTAGTTGCATCCATTAGCCTGGCCCTTGCAGTGCGGGGTGATTAATCCCGCATAATGAGCACCAACGCAATCACAAAGAACATGATTGCGTCAAGACTACCAAAGACATAATCTGTCAGGTAGTAGATCAGCTCTCACCACCAAGAAACTTGGTGAGATCGGCGTTCGAGCTAGCCTGGAGCTGGGTGATAAACCCAGTGACCAAGGCCAGCAACTCAGCGCGGGTAAAGCCCTGAACGGGCTCATCCACGACGAGGTAAACGCTAGTGGAAACACTAACGTTCTGCGCCGCGATGTACGGATCCGCAGCGATCTTTGTCAGATCGACGCGGACCTGATGCCGGTTCCTCTTCTTCGAAGAGTGATTGACCGACATCTTGATCGTTCCGTCGTTAGACTGGAACGTTCCGCTACCAACTCCACTCCCCGTACGGGGAAGCGAAGTGGTAACACCGGTGATCGTAATGCTCTGAGGGTCTGCGAAAGACACAGGCACGCTCCTATTGTTGATGATCCCACGGGAGTAATGTGGGAATTATCGTCTGAGGATTGGAATTCTCAGACGGGTCTTCACCACGCCTTGCGGCGTGACGGGCTCCTCGATAGACCAAGAGCCGCTGCGATGGACAATTGGAAGGGTGACAAACCCTCCCAAGTAAGTCCAAATCCAAAGGGATTGGCCTTGCGACGTTGCTTCACCTCAGTGGTGAAACTAATCGTAGGTTCAATAGACACTGGCACAGATCCGCTAACGCGTTTTGTAAGCCCTCTGAGGGTATAGGTGTCGGTGATGGTTGTTGTTTCCATCACGTAACCGTACCTCAAAATAGAGCCCTGGGTCGCGAAATTGGTAACATTTTGGATAACGTTACCCATATTCGAGAACCAGTCCAGTGCCCAACTCCAGGGAGTTAACTCCCAGAGTACGTCCGGAGTCAGTGACAGCCCGAGCAACTTCCGGGCTTCAAGCGTTCCCCTTATCATCTGCGATCGGTAGTCTTTTCCGGTCGGCAAATAGTAGGTGAAACTGCCTGAAAACCACTGCTTCGTACGTACCCTTCGAGTTTTATACAAACTCCCTGTCGTAGCGACCAAGTAGGCGCCGGGTGGACCATAACATGTCACACCCGTTGCTTCG